AATTTCATGGTGAGCGTGGTACGGCTCCCACTGAAATTGACCGAGAGCGCACGCGCGAGAAACGAGACGATCGCGTAACGGTCGTCGGTGTCGAATTGCGCCGCGACTCTGTACGCCTGTTGGTCGTAGAGGGTTTTAAATACGTTGGTCTGGAGCTGGGTAAGGTGGCGCGCGTCGAGTGTCGTTACGCCGAAAACTTTCCGCTCGGCCGCCATAACGTAAGCGGCCGTTTGCTGGATCTCCGCGTCCGTGAGCGGCGATTTAACGACTACGGCCGCGTACCAGTCGCCATAAACCGCGCTGAGTGCCTGCAATGCCTCGGGGATCGTCTCGGCCGGAATGTCCTCGGCGTCCCTGCCCGCGATAATGAACGTCGGCGAAACGTTATCGAGACCGAGCATTGTCCCGACATAGTTCTCGCCCGCGCCCGTCATAAATCCGAGCTGGAGCGCCGCGCCCGTTGTCTTGCTCTCGACAAGGAAACGCGTCCCGGCCGCGTCGTAACGGCATTGCACGCCGTCGGCGTCGAGCGCGGCCGAGATTGTTTGCGCGATCTGGTCGTAAGTCGTCGCGACCGAGAGGTCGATCCCGCTATAGAGTTTCGAGACGTCGTTTATCGCGAGCGAAAACTCCGCCTCGGTCATGAGCTGGAATTGCTCGACGCTCGTCGTAACGGGCCGGCCCATTAGCGAGGACGCGCTCGCGGGGATCGTCGTCTCCTCGGCGTCCCAGCGCGCGCAAAGGATCGTTTTCGGGCGCGGCGATTGCGAGAAAAACGGCGTCGCCGCGCGATAGGTTTCGGAGTTGACGCCGAAAGCGGTCCCGAGCGCCTGGGCCGTCGAGAATGAGAGCCAGCGCGAGCCGGCATCATCAAACGGCGCGACCTCGGGCGTTAGCAGGACGATAACGCCGAAATTTTGCCGGCTCGGTGCGAGCGGCTGGACATTGAGCTGGACATTTACGATCCAGGAGAGCGGGAGATTCGTCGTCATGGTCGGAGCCCCATAAAAAAACCCGCCTGGTGGCGGGTTTGGTTTCAGTCGGTGACAGTTGGCGCCCCGTCGTCCGGAGGCGGGGTTACGTGGATTACTTCTTTTCCGTGCGGCTCGTAATGGACGGTGATATCGGCGAGGCGGATCGCGGCGAGATCCGCCTCGTAAATTTCATTGAACGAGAGCACAAACTCGAATTGCGCCCGCTCCTCCTCGCTACCCGCGAGGCCGGAAAGGTTTTGCGGCTGGCCGATCGACACAACGCCGGCACGCAACGCACGAAAGAGCGCCATTCCGCCCTCGCCCTGGAGCACGGCCGCCGCGAATTTCGCGAAGTCGAAAGCATGGTCGAAGCCTTGCCGCTGAAAATTGCCGATCGCGGAAAAGCGCCACGTATCGAGCGACGAGGAGACGATCCGCTCGCGCTCGGCCGAGCCCCTGAATTCGCTTCTAGCCGGCCCCTGGGGAATGGTTGATACCCGCGCCACGGTGACAAACGCCGGGACCGCCAGCGCCCCGTCCGTCGGTCCCCCGGGCCAATCCTCCCTAACGGAACCCGTCGGGAGGTTGAGGTAGTCGCAAAGCCGCTTTCGTAGACTCCAGGAGTCGAACCGCTGTGCAGTCGTAAAATCCATAGTCGCTCCAGTTCGCGGAGGCCGCGACGCGCCACGTCTCGCCCTTGTGATAGACGAGGTCGCGCAACAAAAGCGGATCAACGCTATAGACCTTGATCCCGGCGAGGTTGCGCTCGCCCTCGGGGAGTAATTGCATTGCGCCCGCGTCGGCCGGGTGTATCGCACATTCGAGCGTGTCGCGCGTCCACGTCACGACCCAGGCGCCGCCCTCGTCGTACTGGCCGCTCTCGCGGTCGATCGTCGCGACGCGATACCAGTCCTCGTCGAAAATGACCTCCGATAGGTCCATCATTTGCGCGTCTCCCCGGGCTTGCGGATAACCCATTGGGCGGAGTTTTTGAGCTGCCCTGTATCGACGAGCGGCCGGTCGCTCCCCTTGCGCTCGATCGTCTCGGCCGTGTTTTCCTGGAATGGCGGATCGGGGTCGCCGACCTCGATCCCGATCGCCGCCGCCGCCATCGCGCCGAGCTTGCCGTATGCCTTAAGGACCGGTCCGTTACCGTTATCGGGCGCCGCATACGCTTTTTTCAGCTCGGCGCCGAGCGTTTTCGAGTATTGGTCCCGCCGGTTCTCGACGGACTGGCGCACGAAAGGCCGCTCCGGTTGCCGGCCCAGGCCGAGGTCGTGTATCGCGGCGAGCGTCGCGAGGTTGATCTCCGACGGCTGGCTCGCGCCGCCCGCCTTGCCGCCGTGGTGCGGCTTGCGCGGGTTGTGCATGGTCGAGCCGTTTTTCTCGCTCGGCCAGCCGACCAAAACCTCGTATTTCGGCGTGGAAATGATCTTTTCGAGGATCGCGTCGAGCCGGGAAAAGTCCCACGAACCGGGATCATCCTGTGACATGGCCGGCTCCTATCGCACGAGCACGCCGAGGATTTGCGAGAGTACCCAGCACGCGAGGCCGGCCGCGAGGAGGTTAAACCGCGTGACCGTTACGCCTATGGCGACGATCAGGAAAAGCACAAACGCCGCGACAAGTAGCAATAGCGAAAGCGTGACCATGGATAGCTCCTTACGGGTGTTGCCGGGTCCAGTCGAGATCGCCCACGCCCGGGGTAAGATCGGTCGGGACGACGGCCGCGCCCATGCCTCTAACGCGTGCCATGCCGTACCACTCGACGCCGTAGCCGGTTTGTGCGAGCCATGCGGGAATGCTCGACGAGCCCCCCGAGCTGTAGCCGGTCCAGTTGCCGAAACTGTTCGAGAGAGCGCCCGCTTTCTGGCCGGTTTTCTGGCGGATAATCCCCGTCGGTTTCGAGCCCGCGCCATTGCCGGCGGCGCGCTGGTTTGCGAGCGCGAGGATATGAGCGGCGAGCGTACAAACGCCCTGGACGTAAAAGCCCGCCCATGCGCCGAAACCGTTCCATGGTTTCGCGTCGTCGAGCGCGGTCTGGACCTGGGCGTCCGGGTTCGCCTCAAACTCGGGGAATCGCGCGCGAAAATCCGCGACCGTCACGGCCGGCGCGGATCTCGACGAGCGCGGGGCGCCTCCCATTACGGCCATCATTTTTTCGACCGTTTCGTCGGGGTCTGACGGGCGGCGCGCGTGTCCTCGTCCTGTTCCGCCGCCAGGTCCTGGGGGTTTTTCGGCTGTTCCGCCAGCGCCTCCGCCGTCGTCTCCTCGATCGCCCCGTCCTCGATCAGGCTTTTCCCAAACTCGCTATCTTTGAAGGCCGCCCAGGCTTTCGCGTCCACGGTCGTAATGCGTCGTGGTGTGAGGGTTTTTCCGAGCGCCACAACCCAGGGCGTTTTACGGTTGTTCAGCACATACACCACGTTGGCCGCGTTCGCGTCCGGTGCATCGGAGCCGCGAAAGGAGTCGCGAGTGTTTTCGCGGACGGCCGTTTTCGCGGCCGGCTGTTTGGGTTCTGTCATGATAAGGACTCCGGATAATCAGGGTTTGACAAAAGGACCGCGTTAGATCCCGTCTACGTACAATCCCGAGCTTGGATAGCGCCACTCCACGCCCGCGTATTTGTACTCGCCGGGGATCTGCGTCTCCAGCCCCTCGACCTGGGGCGCGTGAAACAGGACCGGCATCGGAATGTGCATAACGAGGTTCGTCTCGTTACGTTCGTAGACGAGCATGCGCGACGTCCCGCCAACGCCGGCCGTATCGAGATCCACGCCGCCGACGATCTGGATTTGCTGGTTTCGCTCGACGCGCGAAAGGTTGTTATTCATGAGGAAACTAAGGATCGTCGTGTCGCTTCCCACTGAGCGCGGGGTCGTCGCGATATAGCCATATTGCGGACCCGGGAGCGCGACCGTATTTACGATTGAATTGCGTTTGGTCTGCGTCCAGACCTGAATAATCGCGGTGTTGAGATCGTCGAGGATTTCGTCCGGAGTCGCGCCGCCGAGCCAGTTTCCATGCTTCGCCTGTGCGACCGGGACATGGGCGTTGTTATAGACGCCGGTTAGCTCGTCCTCGCCGTAGAGCCCTACCTCGTTCATATGGCGCGCGTATGCGTCGTAAGCCGCGTTAGCGCGGTCCACGTCGAGCGGAATCCCGAGGCGGCCGGAGACGCGAAGCTCCTCGAACGTGTAGCCGTAAGCAATCGCGCCGGTCTGGACCGGGATAACCTCCTCGCCGTAATAGACGTCTACCCGGGGGAGATCTCGGCCCTTCAAGGAGTGCCGCCGGCCGCGCCCGACATAGTCGCGCATCTTGTAGACGATCGAGCGAGCCCAATCGCCGGCCGCCGTCGAGATCGGGACGAGGCGCTGGTAGTCGAGCGGTTCGCGGAGCCGTTCATAAACCGTCGTCTCGATATAGGCCAGTTGCGAGACGAGGAAACTAAGCGCCTCGGGCGAGTCTACGATCGCGAGCTGTGGCGTCGCGAGAAAGTCGCGGAAAACCTGAATGCGATTTTTCATTTTCAAATCCCCAAAAATAAAAAAACCGCTCTAGGCGGCTCTTTCGCTGTTGCTGGAATGAATCGACGTTTAGGTCGTCGTGCCCTTGTCGGTTTCGGCCGGCGTATTGGACTTGTCGGTCAGGGTTGCGTGTGTCGTGCGCGTTTCCTCGGCCGGCGGCGCGGCGCTCGCGGGATAGGCCGCGCGATTGAGGCGGAGGATCGCGATCTCGCCGGCCGCCGCCTTGCTGTCCCAAAACGCGCCCGCGACGTCGAGCGCGCCGGCCGCGCTGGACCATGTCCCGTCCGTGTCCGCCTTGACCGCCTCGCCTACGCTGCATCCATCCTTGCAAGTGACCCAGATACGGCCAAACTCCATAACCGGGATTGGTGCATAGGGCGCGTAATGGGTCTCGCCGTCGCTGTCCGCCTCGAAAACGACATGGCGCACGACGGCGCCCGCGACCGTGCCGCCGGCCGCCGGGAGCTGGACCTTTCCGTCCGCGTCGATCGCGACCGCAACGCCAAACGAGAGCGGGGTCGTCCCGTTGTTGTAATTGGCGATCGACGAGATATTGATATCGACCTCCATACCCGGGATACCCTTGTCGAAAAGCGTATCGCCGTACTCGCTAAGATCAATAGGCATGGTTTGATACTCCTGTTAGGGCAAAGGGAAACGCGCGCGGAATTAACGCGCGGTGAGCTGTTTTAGCCAGCTCGCACGCGCCGCCTCGGGATCGGGGAGCCCGTCCTCGCCGACGTGGTGTTTCTGTTCGCGACGGCCGTCCTCGCGCGCGTTGTCGTCCTGTTGCTGTTGCTGGCGCTGGCCGGTATTCATCGCATCGACAACGGAGTCGCGACGCGTGCCCGAGCCCTCGGCCGGGACGCTCGTCGCGAGCACGGCAAACGCGGTGCGGATCGAGTCGTCGCTCGCGTCCGCAATCGACTTGCCGGCGAGCACGGCATCGACGAGACCTTTTTTCGAGTCGTAGAGGCCGGCGACGACCTCGCGCCGGATCGCGGCGCAAGTCTTATCCGCCGTCGTGATCTTTGGCGCGAGCCGCTTCGCGTTGTCCATGGTCTTTACCCAATCCGCGACCATGGCGTCGCGTTGCGCCGGGGTCATCACGTCGCGCGCCTGGTCGGCGAGCTTGCGGATCTGTTCGTCGAGTACAGCCTGGATCGCGCCGGGGTTCGAGACCGGGAGCTGGGCGTCGCCGAATTTCACGGCCGCGCCTAGTTGTCCGCGCAACGTTTCCAGCTCGCCGCGCGTCGTGGTGAGAGTGCCGGAGAGCTTTTCGACGGCCGCCGCCGCCGTGTCCTCCAGGTCAAACGGGATACCGTCAATCATTACTTTCCGCATGGTCGTTACTCCTGGGTTTTCGTCATCAATCCGGCAAGCCGGCCCACATCGCGCCGCCCCGACGAGCGCGACGCCGTTAACACGTATGTTTTTCTGTTGTGCCTCGTAGGACACGCCCTCGAAATTGCCGGCGGTCCAGACCAGGTCCGCGTCATAGGTTGCGGAGAGCTGTTTTTTCCCGGTCGCCAGCGCGTCGAGCGCGTCCTGGGTTGTGATCGTGATATCGGCCGCGACGTATATCCCGTCGCGACGTGGCCGGCCGATCGTGCCGGCGCCTTTCTCGCGGAAGTTGGCCGGCGTGACCTTGCCTATGTGCTCGTGTGTGAATACCGCGCCCGTATACGTGGCGAGGGAGTCGGCCGCGAAAACGTCGTCAGGGTGGCGGAGCACGCGCACCACGCGAAGCGGGTCGCCGTCGAGATCCAGCTCGAACGCGCGGTACTCCTGGACGCCGGAGCGCGCAACACGACCCGGCACGACGACAAACCCGTCGGGGTGCGTGACACGCCGCGACATGTTGAGATCTATAAACTCGCGCATTTTTTAATCTCCGCCGTAATAACCCTCGTCGCCCTCCTCGCCGATAATTGGCGCGGCGAGACAACGGCAGTTGTAATCAAAGCCGGGGTGTCCGGTTTCCTCGGGCGGGTCGTCCCACCTGAAAATTTTCCCCTCGTGCTCGGCGTGTGTTTCGCGCACGCGCTCGTCGTTGCTCGTGATCCATCTATAGGAGTCGATCCCGAGATCTCGCTGGCGTGCCTCGTTAATGGCGCCGTTTGTCTTGCTCGTTTGGTCGCGTGCGATCAGCTTCGCGCGGCTGTATGAGACGTCGCCTATGTGCTGTATGTCCTCGACGATCGACTCCCAGCGCGACCCCTGCTGTAGCGCTGTAAAAACCGTGTTTTGGACTTGGTCGAAGTATTGCGGCGCGATGGTTTTAATAAGATTTACGTTAATGTTTCGCGCGACCGTTAGCGGACCCTGTATGTTTTGTGCGCGGAGGATCGGCCCTATGTCGATCCCGTAAGCGCTGTTTATCGCGGTCTTTAATTGGTCCGTGGTGAGGTAATCCGAGCCGTCGATCATGGTCCCGGCGATCGTGCTCGCCTCCGCGTCGAGGTTCGCCGTCGTGCTCCGCGCAAGCTCGCGGATCATTCGCTCGATTGCCATCATTACGGCGCCGCTCGTGACAACGTCGCGGAAACCGTCGGACGTCGCCGGCTGGTTTGCGTATTGCGGTTCGAGCTGTTTAAGCAACGGGAGGAGCTGGGTTTTAACCGCGCCTGTATAGCGATCGACAAGCTCGTCTAGCTGGCGGTGATAACGGACCTCGACCGCGCGCGAGGGACGCGGGGGTCTAACCTGTTTGGACTGCACTCGCGAGAGCCGGCGGCGCGGGCGCGTGCGGTTCGCGTTGCGCATCGCCCGGTTTTGCTGGACGAGCTGGACGAGGTCGATCGTCGCCATGATTTAGGCGGCCGTCGCCGCCTCGATCCCCGTCGGTTGCGGGAGGTTTGGCGAGACCGGTGTCGGCGCTCCGCCTGTGTTGCCGTTCGGGTTGAGGTTGCCGCCAGGCTGGCCGCCCGTCGGCGGGACTGGCGGGACCGGTGGAGTGTCGGGCTCCTCTTTCGCCTGTTCCGCAATGTCCGCGAGATACGCCATATCGTCCTCGGTATAGATATAGGTATCGTTGGCGCGGAGCCGGTCCGCGACCTGTGCCTCGCTCGCGACGCCGAGCGCGCCGCAATAGATTTGATCGCGCTGGGCGCGGAAAAGCTCGGTTTGCGCGACGTCTTTCGGGTCTTGCTGCTGTAGCGGATTGAATTCGATAACGAGGTCGTCGATCAGCTCGCCGAGAACAGACATACTCAAAATGTCGTAAAGGTATTCGAGGACCGGCCGGAGGCGTTGCTCCTGTTTCGCTTTCAACATGTCGTAATAGTTGCGCATGTCGGAGGAGCCGGTCGCATTCATACCCGACGGCGAGATCCCGAAAAGCCGCGTCGCGGGGATATCACACGCGCCCGCGAGCCGGTCCATAAACTGGCGCATTACCTCGGGTATGCCAGAAAATGAATTGGTTTTTTGCGAGTAATCGTCCTCGGCGTCGAGGAGCAACATATGGTTAAAACTTTTCATCAGCGCGGCGACTTCAAAGCGCTTGATTAATGTTTCTGTGCCCTCCTCGGAGCCGAGCTGGAGCCGTAGCTCGGCGATCTTTAGAACGTCTACGCACGCCTCGAAAAACATTGAGGCCGTCCCCTCGGCCGTCGAGTCGCCGCGCTGCATTTCGTCATAGACGGACTGGAGGACCGAGTCGCACCAATAATTTTGACGACGGAGGACGTTTAGCGGGAGCGTCGCGCCGTCGGAAAAGAGGAGCCGGGACTGGTGGATCTTTGTCGTCGTGCCGCGCACGTTGTAAAACTCGGGCCGCCAGTAGTCCGGTTTGGAGAGGTCGATCTCGTTCGTTAGCCATGTCCGGACGGGCGCGATCTGGCAACGGTCGAGGACCATAAAGCCCTGTAGCGAGCCCGCGCGGATCTCCTCGACGACGAGGGGCGTCGCCGGATTCTGGCCGGCGATCGACGGGTAAATCGCCGAGCCGCCATAGAGGCGCGACCAACGGAGGTTATCCGTCACGCGCTGGATTACCGAAAACTCTTTCTCGGCCGCCTCCAGCTCCTCGCGTGCCTCGCCGTCGTCGGTTTCGAGCGTGATCCATTGCCGGGTCATATCCTCGGCCGGCGCGTCGCAAATCTTGCGGGCGAGCCAGTTCGCCCGATACATGTTTTCGAGTTCGGTCTCGCCGATCGCGCCGCGAAAACCGTAACGGCCGTAACTCATCTTGTCGGCGCGAGTCATCAGGCCGGCCGCGAAATTGCGGAGCGTGTCGGTCCAGTGACCGCGACGCGGGAAAGGCACGCCGCCCGCGCCGCCGCCGTCGGTGTCTGTAAATCCGAGTTTCATCGTGCTAACCTCGCCCCCTCACAGGAGCAAAAATTGACGACCCCCGACCTCACGACCGCCGAGGCGCGCGCCGCCTATCTGGCGGGCGCCATGAATAAAGAGGATTTCGCCGAGGCGTTACGCGCCGTCGCGCAAGCGTGCGGCGCCGCGATCGAGGTCGAGGACGACCCCGGGCTCGCGACGGTTCGAGCTGTACTCAACGCGGCCGGCGTGGTGCTGTCGGTGCGCCCTAAATCCCCCGCGTAACGCACACGACGGAATACGTATTCGCCGCTACGTTTGAGCCCGCGAGGCGGCGCGCGCCGGCCGTGGTGCTGGCCGGAGCCGCCCCGCGCCGATCAGCGCGCCGCCGGCCGTGAAACAACCCGGGCCAGAAACGCCAAAAGCCCCGCCGGGGATAGGT